TCAAGGGAGGCCGCGGCGGTCATCTTCAAGTCCAAGGACGGGCCGAAGGTGCAGTACATGCCCATGCTCGGCGGCTTGTTGAAGAAGCTGCGCAACTCGGGCGAGCTGGCCTCGATCAACGCGCACGTCGTGTACGACACCGACCAGTTCGCCTACGAGCTGGGAGACAACGAAAGCATCACGCACAAGCCCAGCCTTGGCAGTAGCCGCGGCAAGCCGATTGCTGTTTATGCAATCGCCAAGACGAAGGACAACGCCATCTACCGCGAGGTGATGTCGGTTGCCGAGGTCGAGAAGGTGCGTAGCGTCAGCCGCGCCAAGGACTCGGGTCCATGGGTCCAGTGGTGGGACGAGATGGCACGCAAGACCGTGATCCGCAGGTTGTGCAAGCGCCTGCCCTCGAGCGCCGACGTGGACCAGTTGCTCGACCACGACAACGAGACGTTCGTGCAGCAGCCAGCCAAGGCCGAGGTTGTGGTGACCGATGCACCGCTGTCACGCCTGAAGGCCGCACTCACCGAAGCACCTATCGAGGAACTCACCGATGCCACAGCCCAGCCAGCAGACGCAGGATCCGAGCCGATTGCTGACACCGAGTGAGGTCTGCGCCCGATGGGCACTGTCTCCGCAAACGCTGCGCAAGTGGCGGATGCTGGGGGCAGGCCCTCGGTGGATCAAGCTGGGCGATGCACGCAACGCCTCGATCCGCTACCGCCTGAGCGACCTGCTCGAATACGAGCGGGCAGGCGAACCGCAGGAGCAATAAAAAACCCCAAGGCTCTCGCAAACCTTGGGGCGACACCTGCGCCAATCCCCCCGGATTGGCAACCCGTGAGCAGCTTACTGCTTGGGAGCGGTGTCGCCAGTCTTCTTGCCCATGATCCCCACGATCAGGCCCATGATGACGCTGACGATGGGCTTGGCCAGCGGACCAAGGAACCGCGTCAGGAGCGCGATCAGGGCGATCTCAAGGATGGTCAAGGGGTTGGTCAGCAGGCTGCTGCCAGAGCCGCTAGGATCGGCCTGCGCGGCCTGTTCGGCTACCGCCTGCGCCTGCTCGACGGCGGCGGAGATCGTGTCAGGACTGACGCAGGAGGACACCACAGGGGCAAGCAGGAACAGGAAGTGCATGGCACCCACCATCCCTGCCTGCCGCTAGCTCATGGTCACTGCTTGCTCTCGGGGCTGGCCCTGCCGGTGATGAGTCCGCGGTAGTAGTCGTAGCTGCTGGTCGGAGTGACCTTGCCAGCTTCCACCTGAGCTTCGTAATCCAGCGGCTTGACGAACGGCCTCGTCGGGAACTTGGTCAGGTAGCCCATGAGCGTGATCCAGTCGTAGATCTGCTCCTCGCCAAGCTCGCCGCTGCGGATCCACTTGTTGGCGCTCTTGGCTGCTTCGCTGACGGCACCGCTAACCATGGAAACCGCGGGCGCGATGTTCAGCCTGTCGTTGTAGGGCTTGTCATCAAAGCCGTTGGCAGCAAGCTCGGCAACCTGACCGACAACCGGGACCGACTGCATCGAGGGCTTGATGGCCACGTCGTAGAACATCCCGTCGATGTAGCCGTTGTCATCCTCGTCCTCCCAGTCATCGGTGGCAGCTCGCTTGAGAAGGTCGTTGATGAGGCTCGGTGCAAGCCAGCACAGCAAGTAGATGTAGACGAGGCCAGCAGCCTTGGACGGCAACCCGAGGTCGCTGCGGATGTATTTCTTCCACTCGCCACCGGCAAGCTGCGCAAGGCCGTTGATGTAGCCGAAGAACTGCGTGAACACGCGCACCTCGGCGGGCTTCACTTCGATCTTGGCTACGTCCTCGGGACGCTGGCTGTATTGCGTCAGCGTTACCGTTTCGCGGGCGCGACGAACGGCTTCAGCGTGAGCTTCGGCGTTGTTCTTGTCGGCACCCATGGAACGCATGGCCTTGTTGTACGAAGCCAGCCACACGGTGATATCGATGAGGTTCTGCGAGACCTTTTGCAGAATCATCATCGAGGAGCGCACATACGTCATCGTCGTGTTGAACGCGCTCGGGTTCTCGAAGATGCGCTTCATCTCCGTTTCCGCGTCAAACATGGTCAGGCGCAGGCGCTCAGCCATGATGCCGTCCGAGTTGACGATCACGTCGATGACCTTCTTGGGGTTGTAGAGGAACTGGGCAACCGCCTTGGCGTAGGTAATCGGGCCAGCCTTGTAGATGCCCGTGGGGATGCCCGTGATGTTCTGCGCCGCGTTGAGCACGTTGAACCCAAGGGCCTGCATGGCAACGCTGGTGCGAAGGCCAGTGAAGACCCTGCCGCTTAGCTGCCCACCGAGGGGCGGCTGCGTGATGCGCTGAGTGGCCACCACGTTCAGCCATGGGATCAGCGTCTTCTTGATGAAGCCGCGGTCGAAGCGGTTCATCGCCTCGTTGAGCCGCTCGTCGTTGGCGATCTTGAGCACGTCGTTGATGGCCGGGCCAAGTACCGAGTAGCGCAACTCCTCGTCAATCGCCTGCACGACCAACATCGGGTCCATGATGCGAGGCTCCCTCACACCCTGAACACGCTTTTTGGTCATGCCGTCCGCAGCCTTTGGCCTGCGCTGGCGAACGTCCTGCTCCAGCTCCGTAAAGTTCTCGATGTCGCGGCCCTTGCTGCTGACGGCAGGGTCGATCTTGGAGGGGATGTACCCGCCCTTGTAGGTCTTGACGGTGCCGTCCTTGAACCGAATCGTGAACGAGTCAGGCGGGATCAGGTCAAGGTAGTCGCCAGTTTGCAGCTTGTGCGACGGCTGGACGTAGTTCTCGGTGACCTGCTCGATCTTGTCCCACATGCTCTGAACCCAATCGAAGTCAGCCTGCGTGAGCGTGCCGTCCGCGATGAACTCCTGCACCGCAGCTATGAATCGGCTGGTGTCGGGTTCGCCGGTCACTTCGTCGATGGCTCCCCAAGGCTTGCCCTTGTCGGGATGGCCAAGCTCGGTGATCTGCCTGCCGGTCAACAGGCGCTCGAGGTTGTCGCGGTTGCCCATGTGCAACAGCATCCCGAGGATCTCGGCCTTGCCGCTGTGGCCACGGTCACGGCCAAACGTGTAGCCGAGGTGCTTGGAGTAGATCGTAGGTCCGCCCGTGTAGAGCGCCTTGCTCAGATCAGCCAGCTCCTTGATCTCCTTATCACGGGCAAGCAAGTACTCGCTGGTGGCATTCTGGATCCTGCGCCAGATGTTCTTGGTGAATACCCCAGCCTCAAGGCCGAAGGTCAACTCGTCCATCTTGTTGCACCAGTGCTGGATGCGGGTCACGCAGGAAGCCATGTCCACGATCTGTACAGCCAGCTTCTCGGCCTCGGTTTCCTTGCCGGTAGTGCCGGGTAGGACCGGGTCTAGGCCGATCTTGACCAAGCGGTCGGTCATCAGGTCAACAACTTCGCCAAGAGCCTGACGCTCGCCTTCCTTGCCGACCTCGAGCCTGCGCTTGGCCTCGTACCACAAGCGATCCACGGCATCGGTGACTGCTTGGAACTCCTCGACGGTTAGCTCGCGGTAAGGCCGAGCGTTAGCCTTGGCATCCGTGATGAGGCCCTCAAACTCGGCGTACAACTCGGGGTTTGCTTCCTTGAACCGCTCAAGGCGCTTGTCGATGCCATCGACTTCGACACCCATGCCGTAGGACGCGAGGATGGCCTTGGCGACGTTGACCAAGTCCATGTCGCGGGTCTTGCGCAGCTTCTCCGTGTCCTTGGTGAACTTGCGGTAGTCATCCAGCTTGTCGGCAACGAAGTCCTCAAACTCCGCAGCCTTCTTGGTCAAGGCGTGCAGGATTAGCTCCTTCTGCTGCGCACGCACGACTTCCGCGAGGTCCATCTTCTTGACGGCTTCCTGCGCATCACGGCTAGCTCGAGCTTGCTGCTGGCCATAGCGGTAGCTGCTGACCTCGCCCACCTTCTTCGTGGCAAGGGTCTGGTCAGCGTTGCGCTCAGCAGCCTTGACCAGATCGCGCACAGGCGTGATCGGACCACTGATCTTCCTGCGCTCGCGGGCAATCGCACGCTGATTGTCGCGCAACTGCTCGTTGGTGGCATCAATCACCTCGGCCAGCTTGGCTTCCTCAGCCTGACGAAGCTGCGCACGCAACGCTTCGCGGGTCTGCTTGAGTTCAGCGAGCTTGGCGGTTGCCTGCTCAACCTGCTTGACGGCGGCGGGCGACAAAGCGTCCACCGACTTGCGCAAAGCCATGTCCGTGTGCCGCAGGACCGCGGCCAAGAACTGCGTGCGGGTGTCGTTGTTGATGGCACGCTCGATAGCCCGCTGGCGCTGCACCGGGTTCACAAGGTCGCCATGCTCCTCAAGCATCCGCTTGTCGGTGCGCTCCTTGATCTCCTCGGTCATCGGCTTGGCATTGGCCAGCGCAGCCACGAACGTCTTGCCGTCGGGGTAGCCGTACCACTGCGCAACCTCGCTGGGGTCCAAGCCCTTGCGGTTGGTCATGCCGCGCAGGTTGGTCAAGGTCTTGCCCTCGGGCAGCAACGCCTGCGTCATCCTGCTGTTCAGCTTGTAGTTGCTGCCAGCGTTGCTGACGGTGCCGTCCTCGGCAACCATCTCGCCAGTCTGGAAGTGGCGCATCGCACGGTAGATCGGCTCCATGCGAACCTGCTCAGCAACCTGCTCACGCACCTGCTCGCGCAGCGTGTCGTGGCGCTTCTGCATCTCGCGCATGGCAGGAGTCTCCGCGCCTGACAGCCACTGCATGTCGCTGATGGACTTGCCGGTGACGTTGATGACGGCCTCCTCGACCATCTCCTCCCACATCTCTTTGAGGGCACCGAGGGTCTCAGGACGCATCTGCGCCTGCTCCGCATCGCTGTAGGGGAACTGGATGTTCCGCACCATCATGGCGCGGTCGATTTCCTCCTGCGAAGCCAACGCTCGAGCAAAGATTTGCTCAATCTCGCTCGTCGGCAGGATCAGCTCGCGGCCATAGTTCTGCCGGTACAGAGCCTTCAGCTCGGTCACGATGTCGTTGTAGGTCTCGCGGAACCAACGCAGCATCCGCTTGAAGATGCCCTCAAGCTCAACGCTGGGAGCCTCGCCCTTGGCCAGCCAGATCTCCCACGCATAGGCCGTGTTCTCATGGTACGGCTTGCGCTGCTCAAACGTCATGTTGCGCCACGCGGCAAGGCGCTCGTCAGCCGTAGCGCCGGGCACCTTCAGCCACGCCAGCAACGTGTCAAAGTCCTGCGCCAACTTCGGCGGCGCATCGCCAGCCAAGGCGAACCGCTCGAGCATCACGAAGTAGTAATGCCACATTTCGTGCATGACCGTGTCCGACTTGCCACCGGACATGATCGCGGACACAAGCGTGCGAGGGTCAAACGTGCCGCGCTGCTTAGGCGAGAACAGCGGCAAGCCTTCGCTGATCTTGTCCAGTAGCTCCGGCGTTACGTCAAAGCCAAGGTGCTCGCCAATGCCTTCGACGTTCACCATCTTGGACTTGGTCTTGCCAAACTTGGCAAGCAAGTCGTTGAGGTAGTTCGGCATGATCTTGTCGTAGAAGGCTTTCATGCCTTCGCCGCCAACTTCGAGGTCAACGCCTTCAAGCTGAACAACGTTTATTTTCTTGCTTGTCTGCGCCGCTTGCTGCGACTGATATTCTCCAATGATTTTTTCATTGGAAACAACAAACCAAGTTGGGTCAGGCAAAAGCCCATAAGGCCCTTGGCTCCCCATGGACAGTTGCCGCGCAATCAGTTGGGATTCCATATTTTCCAGCCCATATTGCGACTGGTATTGCTCGCGTGACATCACTGTCGGGCGCATGGACTCAGACGTAAGTTTCTGAGCGATTTCACCGCCGACATATTCATGAAGTTTGTCAGGAGAAACCTTTTGATCAAAAATCTCTCCGCCATTTTTATTGAGAGCAATAAGGGCATAATTTTTTTGATTGTAAAGGATTTTGGATATTCGCTTAGACAGGTTGTACCTTTCCGCATTCTCCGCGCCGTTGGTAAACGCAACGCGGTCGTAGCCGCCTTCCGCGGCAATGAGCATGACCTTTTTCAAGGCAAGCTCGACCCAGCCCTTGGTGGTTTCTACGAAGGGAGCGCGAGGGATCGCCGCTGTAACATTAGACATTTGCTGATAGAGAGCATCTCTAGCACTAAATGCTTCGTCTTCTTCTTGCCTAAGCCGGACGTATTCCTCGTCAGCATTCAATGTTTCACGGTACAAGCGAACTGCCTCATCTTTGTTTGGCGCAGCAAGTGCTTGTTCAAACGTTCCAATGCCCGTGTTTTGACGGACAACTGCTAGGCGAGCGATTCTGGCTGCACGCGCTGCTTTTGCTTTTTCCTCTGCTGCGGCAACAACTTGCGGATCGGGAGCTTTTGCATCAAACCCACGCTCTCTTCCTTCTTGCCCCCAATCGCTTTGAACCTCTTCAATGAAGAGCACGCGCTTGCCGTCGGCATCGACGCGGTCATTCATGCGCAGGTGAGCAAGAACGTTGTCGCGTTGCCAATGCTGGTCATTAATAAATCTAGGTTCTCTGGCCAATGCCTTGACTCGTTCTTTGCGCAGCTCGTCGCTGGCCTGAGACATTTCATCACGCGATTCTTTGTCTTCCGTGTTGGCCATGGCGTAGGCCAAGGACTTCAAGCGTGCGTCGATTTCTGAAACCGACATAGGCCCGCTGGGAGTGGGAAGTATCAGCAAGACTTCGCGGTAATCCTTGCCGTTAGGAAGAACATACTGACCAAACTTAGCTGGAGAAATATTTAGACTTTTGTCGAGCGAATCACGCTTTGCTCGCAAATAGCGAAGCTCATCTTCTAGTGCCGATAGTTTTTCAAGATTTTCTTTTCTATCATTAAAAAGCCTATCAAGCATTGCGTCTGGATTTCCAACAAGCGGCTGCAAATATGGAAACGCATCAACTATGCGCTGCATCTCGCTAGGAGAACCAGAAAAGTTTGTAATCGCAGTTCTAAAATATTGTATGTTTGTTTCCAGAGCGTATAGTTCATCAGCTTTTTGGCGAATGGCGTTGCGTGTGTTTACATATTCAGGAACATCTACGCGAGCGCCAAGTATTACCGCCTCCACCTTCACGCCATTGCCCTGCAAGAACGCAACCACCGCCTCCTTGGTGACCTTGCCTTCCTGCATGTCCAGCCACTCGTTGAGGCCGGACCACTCAACCTCGGCCTGCTTGACCGTGCCCTTGTTGACGAGACCGCGGATCTGATCCTTCCAGCCGTTGGCAGGCAACGCCTTTGCCGTGACCGCGTCCATCGAGCGCAGCAACGCGGAGTAGAAGCCGGGGTTGGGGCCGTCGGCTAGCTGGCTAAGCACGTCACCGCGCTGCTGGCTCAACTGCTGCGTGAACTGACGCACGACCGCGGTGCGCTCGGTATCCAAAGAATACGTCGTGAACGGGATGCCGTTCTTCGTCAGCAGATCCTTGGTTTCCTGCGTAGCGTCCTGTGGGATCACTGCGCCAGCGAACTCGTTCAGGTTGACCGCACGCTGCGGCTTGGCCTCGAAGTACGGCACAGGGGCCTTCAGCAGCGCCTCCGCGGCTTCTACGCCAAGCTTGAGGGCCTCAACGGGAATCTTGGCAGCATCGTAGTATTCCTTCGCCAGTTCCTTGCGTAGCTGCTCTACGGTGCGCGTCTTGCGCGTGGCGAACTTGGCGAGGGCACGCATGGCCCCGTCGCTAGCGTCCATTCCTCCATACTTAGAAAAGCTGCGTACGGCATCCACATACGTTCCGAGCTTGTCGCTCGTTATGTCAGCAGCTTTGCTGTATTCGGTCTCGTCAGTGATGCTGCTTTTTGCAGCTTTTCTCATTTGCTCCAAAGACTCAAGGCGCTCGGAAGTAGCGGCACGAACGCTGCCGGGCGTAACGCCAAATGGCATCGTTTCGGCTCCAACAATGTTCTCGGGCCTAGTCATGTAATCAACAATGTTGTCAAGCGTGTACGGCACGCTTCTACGTCCAAGCGTTAGATATGGAGCATCAAACTTGCTAAAAACCTTCTTTTCGGACCACTTACGAAACTCAATCTCTCGGTCGGCAAGCTGTTTGTTTACCATCTCCCTGTTTGCATAAACGTCAGGCTTTCTGCCTTGGCGCAACGCAAAATACATCTTTTCAAAAATCATCCCAATGTTTCTGTTTTCAATGGTTGTGTTTGTCAACCTAGCCGCTTCTTCAGCGGTGTATCCATCGTCAATAAGCACCTTGGAGTATTCATTAGCAAATGCCTGCTCAAGCTGCGCAAGTTCAGGCAACTGCGCCCTATCGCTTGGCTCCGCGTCTTTATCGGCCTTGAACCACGCGGCAAAAACAGGGCGGACGCGTTCAAGGGCATCAACAGAAAGCTGAAACTCGAACTGTGGATCAGAAAGTATTGGCGTAACTGTTTCTCCCTGAGAGCGCAGCCAAAGCGCCTTGGCAGCAGTCGAGTTGAGCCACTTCTTCAACAGTTCGCCAGCGTTAGGTCTGCGGCCAGTTAGCTCCTCAACAAAGTATGCAAGCTCGTCGCCAAACTCCTTGCTGACATCCTTGACCTGATTGTAGAGCGCGTCAGCATCCTTAACCTTTGGCTTGCGCCATTTGGGATCAGGAAACCTCTGCGAATACGCATCCGACGTGAACACCGGCTCCCGCGCCGGGTCGATCATGCTCTTGGTGCCGATGAGCGTGATCTCGCCAAAGCCGCGGACTTCGCCAGCTTCCTCGGTCACAACGCCAACGCTAGGCACGGCAAGGCCACCAATGCCGTCGGCAAAGCGCAGGTTGTCGGCAGTCAGGTTGTGGACAGCCATCAGCCGTGGCCGCGCTTCTTCGCCAAGCTGCTCAAGTATGCTCGGGCTTTGCAGGTTGAAGCGGCGCGACAGCGGGATGATGTTGCCTTGTTCGTCGCGGGTGATGGGGTCGGCGGATTTGATCTGTTCGGGAGCAAACACCACCTTGATGTCATCAAGAGGGCCACCGTCGTAGGTATTCTTGATGATGACGCTGTCGTTGCCTTTGGCCTGAGCTTCCCTAATGATGTCGTAATAGGTTCGGTCTCGATACTGCTGGCCCTGCTGATCGTGAACGAGCGGGTTCTGCATCCGCAGCTTTACGCGGACGGTGGCAACATCGGTCACGGATTCAAAATCCGTCATCCCGACGCTGGCCTCAAGTTGCTTGCGAGCTTGCTCTACGGCCTGCAAAACATCGGCTTCGTTGCCAAGCTCATCAGCTCTGAACTCAACGTCATCAAGAATCTTGTTGGCATATGCGTAAATGCGTTCAATAAATGCGTCTGGATTAGCTTCATCCATTGCATCCGGCGCAAACGCGCTAGCGCCAAGGTCACGCTCAAAGTCCAGACTTTTAGATGTGCCAGCAGGCACAAGGTTGAAGATGTTGGCAAACGCAGATTGAGTAGCCGCCGAAACATCTGCGGCAGATTCTGGCCTTAGAGTCTTTTGCCCGTAAGCGCGAGCCGTTTTGTTGGATCCAAAGAAGAATCCAAGCTCGGCGCTTGCAGCGCGGGTGTTCTTGCCGCGCATGGCTGGGTCAAACTGACCACCAGCAAGCGCACCAAGTGCTAGGCCATGCTCACCTTCTTGGTTGTACCCAGCCGCCTTCGCCGCTTGATCCACCATCCGCTGCGCAGTCTCCATGTCACCGCGCTCGACCGCGGCCATGTAGTCAGCGTCTAGCTTCTCGACCTGCTCAAATATGTTCGCGCTCGCAGGATCAAACGTGCCGCGGTTATTGACGGACTTTATTTGGGTGGGGTTGAAGGCGACGTAGACATCGCCCATATCGCCAGTCATGCCAATGCTGTCATCAATGTTGCGAATGATTAGGCCATCATGGCCAGCGTCCTTGGCCATGCGTATAGCTCGCCCCATTTCGACAGCGTCAACAATCTGTTGACCGGGCTTTAGCTGATACTCAAGCGGGTTTTGAATGCTCAAGTACGCTTCGACAACTTCACCGAGAGGCTCTTCGCTTATGATTTCGCCATAAGCACGCTCGTAGGTGTATTGCTGCGCAACATCGGGGTTGCTCGAAAAAAAGATTCCTCCTTCGACTTCGACTGCTTTGCGCAAATCGAAACGCTTGAGGTTCTTGGTAATGCTGCCGTGAAACAGCTTTAGCGGCTGGCCTTGCTCATCCACCACCTTGCTGTCGCCAAACCACGCCTTGAACTGCGGCGTGTCGGTCTTGCGCTGGCCTAGCGAGTCGAACAGCTCGGCTGGTTCGGCACCGACCTGCGGCTCCGCAGCAGGTGGCCTTTGCTGCAAGTTCTTGACTAAAATCTCAGGCAAAATGTCAACTACCTGTCCATCGCGGGTAGTCCAAACATGCTTGAGTTTATCAATCGTTACTTCTGTTCCTGCACCAGCAGCCTCTTGCAAAGCTGCCGTGTCGGCAACAATCATAACGTCTTTGTTTTTAGATAAACTGAAGAACGGGCCACCGGGTTCCCCAGTTTTTGTTGGCCCAAAATAAACAACTGGCTTTTGAGTTTTGCCATAGCCGCCTTCCTTCGGACGCACCAAGCCGGACTCAATCATGTCCTGCACTTGATCCATAGAAGTTAGCCGACCACTCAAAAGCGAATCTTTGTCAAACGAATACTCAACGGTTCCTTTGCCGCGAAACTTGTCGCCACGGTTTATAACAACGCCGCCTTGCGTTGGAGCTTGCTGAGCTTGCGGCTCGAACATCGGCGGCTTGCCAGCTTCCGTGAACTGCGCACGGTACTTCTCGTAGAACTGCTGCAACGGCATTCCGCTTTCGCGGGCAAGCGTGTGGACCATGCGGGTCTGCATGACCGACAGCGCCTTTGCGTTGTCCTTGCCGATGTTGGGGATCCTGACGTTCTGCTCGTAGAACAGGTTCTCGACGGCGCGGATCTCGGCCTCAAGCGCCTTGTCGGCAGCGATGTCCTCGTCCACCTGCTTGGCTGCGGTCTCGAGCTGCTCGCGCAACTGCTTGCCCTGCTCCTCGGCCTCACGCGCACTGAGCACGTTGGGGTTGTCAGACAGGCGCATGTCAAGGATGAGCGCACGGCCAAGGTCGGTGTCAGCCAGCGTAGACGCGAACTTGGCGGTCGGGATCTGGATGTCGGAGCCGTTGCGGATGGCTTCGCGAATGGACTCAATCTGGTCGGGCAGCAGCTTCAGCAGCTCGGCCTCGGTCATGCCAACGCCCTGCATGGCCTCAAGGAACCGCTCGGGCGCGACGTAAATGGTCTTCGCGTCAGCGCCACCAAGCTGCTCAAGCTGCTCAAGCTGGTTCTGTACGATGGTCTCGTAGACGTTGGGGTCGCGCTTGCGAACCTTGGACTCGGCGGCGTTGTTGGCGATGCCTTCGAGCACCTTCTTCTGCTGCTCAGCCATGGCTCGGCGCTGGTAGATGCCGCCGAACAGGGTGGGCGAACCAAAGGTTGGAGCCAGCAGGGCCTGACCCTTGAGGGTCATGAGGAACGTCTCGGTGATCCGGTCGCGGATCTCGGCTCGGCCCTTTTCGGTTGCGAACCGGGTATCCAGCTCTTCCTTGGTAAATGACCTGCCAAGGTCTTCGACAAGGATGTCCACGAACTCCTGCGCCGTTTCCGTGGTCAGCTCGGCAGCGCCAGTCTTGACGGCCTCCATGCCGTACCGCTTGCCGATTTCCGCCCACGTCGGCGCAGCCAGCGCCTTGGCCAGCTCCTTGGCGGTCATCTCCCCCAGCGTCTTTTTCAACGGCGCAGCGGCAGCGGAGAAGCCCAGCTTGTCCAAGGCACCTACGACAACGCCGGACACCGAGCTGGTGTAGTACGCGACCTCGGGCGAAACGCCCTGCTCAAGCTGCTCAAGGTAACTGAGGCCCGAATACGTCTCCATGGACTGGAGCGTCTGGCTGATGCCGCCAGCCTTGAAGAACCCGGCGATGCCCGCCAGAGGGGCTACAACGGGCGCTAGAGGCCCTGAAACCGCGCCGCCGATGGCAGTGGCCGCACCGGCAACGACAGCGCCTGTAGCGGCAGAACGGGGCAGGAAGGCGGCTTGCAGGGCAACCGACTGGGCAGCGGGCGCGAGGTAGCTACCAAAGCCTTCGCTGGCCACCGGCAACTGGTTCAGCCGGTTGTTGATTTCGGCGATCCGCATACGGATTGGTTCGCCTTCGGACTTGAGACCCTGCTCATCCAAGAACTTGAGTTCGTGGCCGAGCTTTCCTTTCTCTGCCGTGAGCAGGCCAGCTTCCCACGCATTGGCACCGCTGGTCCACCACGACAGGTTGTCGAGGTCATCCTTGGCGATGGCCATGAAGCCGGGGTTGGTCAGATCCTGCGCCAGCGCCGGGTTGTTGCGCACCAAGTCGCGGCTTTGCAGGTCCATCACGTCAATCAACCTCTGAACGTCATCAGGGTTGCGATAAACAGTAGCTAAGTTGATGCCAAGCGATTGCGCCATGCGATTGGCGCGAGCTGCAAAATCAGAGTTTGTTTGATAGACCTGATCAAATGATGAAGTCAATCGCGCAGAATCCGCGGCAAACATTTCGCGAATGGTTTGGCGCGTTTCATCGATTGTAGGCGGCTCCTCCATCGCGGGCACAGGAGGCTGCTGAGGGATCATTCCCTGTTGCGGCTGGTCAAGCAGTGCCTGCATTCGCTGGGCAGCAAAGGCGTTCATCGGGCCGTCCACGGGCACCGGCTTGCTGGTGTCAAATCCGGGCCGAACGCGAGCCTGCTCTACGATGTCGGAAGGCGCAGGGAGGCCTCGAGCTTGATCGATGATGTCAGGGCGAGGAGCTGGCGACTGCGGCTGCTGGCGCTGCGGGTCTTGGGTCAGCGACAGATCAGCCATGATTTCGTTGATGTCTTCGTTCATTATGCGTTTTGAGTTGTTTGCGTTTGTGGCCTACGGACGATATGGAATCTTGACGGCGCTCTTTTTTGCTTTCTCGGCAAACAAGGCCATCATGATGTTTGCAGGAGTAGCTGGCGCTCCTTCAAGACGAAGACCGCGAGCAAGTCGCAGCTTATCGCTTTCTTCAATAACGTCAGTTCGATCTAACGCAGGGCTTTGTGCCCAAAAAATCTTTTTGGTTCCAACCTGAATGTAGGCATCTTTCATCTGCGATGCCGTGACCGCGCCAGCCATTTGCTGGGCAGGCGTGTATTGCGATGGAGCGCCGTAGTCCTTGATGAACAGGATCGGGCCTTCCTGCTGCATCTGCTGACGATATCGCAGAGCCGTCGCGTCGATGACCTTGGTTTGCAGCGTCTGCGCGTCGAGGTTGCCGCCAAGGTTGGCGCGTTGCAGGTCGATGGAACGCTGAAACTCGTTGAGCTTTGCCCGCTCTTCGGCGCTAGTGATCTTGGTGCCGGGAGGCGTAGTGATTACGCCAGCGTCATATGCGCCCTGAATCACCATCTCGGTGTATTCGCTTGCAGGCATCGCACCGCCACGGCTGATGCCATTGACGGCATCCCAGTAAGATTCGGCCTTTTTGTAGTCTTCTGGGGGCATCAGCACGCTGTAGGTGCTGCGGAACTTCTCCAGCGTCATGTTGGGCCTGCCGTCAGGAGTGTTCATCGCAAGCGCCTGCGGGTCGTTCTGCGCCATCCAGCGCACCTTCATCAGCGCATCGCTGAAGCCACTTTCCTGCGAGCTGTCGATAGCCTTTTTGACATCGCTTTGCAGACCCCAATCTGACACGGTTTTGCGGATCTCCTCGGGAGCCATCTCAAGCGGCATCCCTCGGTTGGCGTTGATCCAACCAACAACCACGCCAAGCGACTCGCTGCGGCGGCGCTCGATGTCTAACGAGTCAATCTGGTATTCAGCCTTGACGATGTTGGTGGCGCTCTGCTTGACCTCAGCAGGAATGCGCCTGTCGGCGAACAGCTTGTTGACGTATTCGGTGCGCTCCTTGAGCGTGCCTAGCTTGCGGGCCTCGGCAGCCACAAGCTCCGACTGCTGCAAGATGCCGGACTGACCAACGCGCTCCTGCAACTGCGTACGGGCAGGATCCTGAATCTCGGCAGCGTTGGCCTCGAGGTATTTGACGGCTTCGTCGGGACGCTTGTCGGCGATCAGCGCCTGCACAATGTTGGAGTGCAGCCCAGTGCGAGCTTTGCCTAGCGCGTCCTGTTTGACCTCGGGTGACGCACCGTTCATGTCCGCGATCTGCTCGACCTCGGTCAGCAACGCCTTCTTGTAGTCGTTGTAGTCCTTGAGAAACTGCGCGGCATCCATGGGGTCACCCATAGGCGTGCTCTCGCGCAGGTAGCTCATGTAGGAGTCCGATGCCGACTGGTTCAGGTTCTCGGCGCGAGCTACCGATTGCGCCTGCACATAGTTTTTGTGCTGCGCCTCGTAGTGCGAATCCATGTCCGTGACCACGCCGCGCATGTAGCGGCCTGCGCTGGCACGGAACATCTGCTTCTGCACGTCGTTGTCGAGGCTGTCCTCGATCTCGCGGAACTTCTTATCAAGGTCTTCGCGGGTGCCCTTGTACGAAGTGATCGCGGCGTTGCCGAGCTTGTATCTGTAGCCCACGTCCTTGCCAGCAAAGATGTTGGTGCTGTAGTCGTAGAGCTGGTTGTACGCTTCCTTGGTGCGGGCATCATCAAGCTGGTTCTGCATCCGCTGCTGCTTGATCTGCTCCTGCTCCTGCATCCGCTGCTGGAGTACGTCGGTGCGCACGGCTGCGGCACCAAGACCCTGCAAGCCCTGCGCAACCGCATCCATCTGCTGCGGCGAGAAGTCGCGGACAGGCGTAGGACTCGGTGCCTGCAAAGGCACCATGGAGCCGGGCTGATAGTCAACCGTCGTGAAGCGTGGGACTTGAACCATGGTTATCCGAGGTTGCTGGGGTAGTAGCCGCCGTACTGACGGGCAACAGCCCACTGGCCAGCCACCTGACCAGCGGAGCCAAGCAGGCTGCTTGCGGCGATGCCGACCGGCTTGATGGTGCCAGCGGTCACGCCAAGGTTCTGCGCGGTAAGGCCAGCCATCGCGGCCTCGTTCATGTAGTTCACACCCTGCATACGAGCCGCAGCCGCCTGCCGCACGGTGTTGGAGTTGATGGTCAGCACGTCGATTTCGGTGACCACGTCGCCCGTGGCCATGACCTCGGCGGCGCTACCGACACCAGCTTGTACGCCTCGAGCAGCCAGCGAGGCACGCGCAGCGCCCTTCTGCTGGCCTGCACGCATGGTGTATTGGCCGATCTGCCGCTGGCCAGCCTCCATGATGTTCTGCGCCTGCACCTCGGCGTTTCTCGCGTTGAGGGCCGACATCGACCGCTGGAACTCAGCCGCGAGCTTCTGGCTCTTGAGCTGGTACTTCTGCGTCTTGGCGGCGTAGAAAGAACCGATGGCGCTGTTGAGCGCACCAGCGATGCCAAGGATCAAGCCTGCGCTGGCGAGGGCAGACATACCGCCACCACCAGTGCCAGCTCCAGCTTCGGTGCCGCCAGAGCTGAACATGTCCATGCGCTGCTGCTGCGTAAGACCGCCATACTGGCTAGGCGCAGACTGCGCGAGCAGTCCCTGATTCGCCATCATTGGGTCGCGCAAGTTCAAAACATCTTGAGGCAGAACGCCCGGAGCAACAGGCGTGTACCTCATATAGCGATAGTTAGGACCAGCCATCATCCACCTCCGATTGCTACTTCGACGCTCATGTTGACCACGGTGATGGGCAGCGGATCCGTTTGGCGCAACAGCACCTGACCGCCGCTGGCCCAGCTAGGGGGAATCATCACGTCCACTTCCTCCGTCAGCAGGCTCGGCGTGGTCGTGTAGACGTTGCTCTTGACTAGCCTGTTGGCATCAGGGCCGATGTAGAACTCGCTCGACCTGTAGACCCGCATGGCCACCTTGTTGACGTTCTTGACGATGCCCTGACCGAAGGCTTCGGTGTTCAGGATCATCGGCAAGGTCTGCAAGTCTGACGTGTACGGCAGGCCAACCGTGATGATCTGCCCAACGGTCGCAGGCGTGGTCAGCGTGATGCTGCCGCCAATAACCTTCTTGCTCGGCTGCACCTTGCCGTTGACCACCACCGACACCACCTTGTTCTCGAGGTGCCCAAGGTTGGACACCGTGCTTTCGGTGCCAGCGGCTGTGCGAGTCAAACCAGAGTCCACGAACCACGACGAGGCCAGCGACGTGAAGTTGCGCGTTTCCATGCGCTCGACGTAACGCTTGGTCACGCTGTTGATCGTGCGCTTGACGATGACGTAGAGGTAATCCTCCTCGCCTTCCGCGATCACCGCGCAGGACTCAAACTCGCCATCGGTATCGTGCTGGTGCCAGCTGCCGATCTGCTCTTCAGGCACATACGTCAGGCCCAGCAACTTGCCGTTGTTGGACACAAACCACAGCATCGGCTGGGGCGACTTGGCGTAGGCCATGTCACGAATCTCGTAGTCATCAAACAGGTGCGCAGCGCGAAGGCTGAGGTCGCCCGTGATGTAGCCGTTGGCTTGCCAGTTGTAGCCCATCTCGCGGATGTGACCGCCTCGAGCCGCGCAGTAAATGAGCGACGTGTTGACGATAATGGGCTGCACGTTGCTGGAGCCGATGAAGCTCTGCGGCTTGACCGAGATGGTGTACGGGGTCAGCGCATCGCCGTTGACCGAGGTGACGCGCCATTCGGCAGAGTTGGTCAGCAACACAAGCTGCTGCAACGGGACGATGTGGCGAATCGTGTTGGATTCCCTCGCCGCGACTTGGAAAAAGATGCGGTCTGAGTCGAGCGTCGGCAAGTGGTACGACAGGTTGGATTCTGTGCCGCTTGCCGTCATCCACACAGCTTGCGGCTGCGTGTTGGTTCCGCCAAAGCAACGGCGCTGCTCGTAGTAACCAACCGCACCGGGGTAGTTGTTGGCCGTGACAAGGTCGCTGCCAAAGATGGGCGTAGTGCGCCCCATGTCCGGCGCAATGTTGTCATCCTTGAACGAAGCCGTAGTTGTTGGGTCCGCTGGCTGCTCAACCTGACCAATGTAGCCGTATAAACCTGACTGCTCCTTGTAGACGTTGTAACGAATCGCGCCAGCGACCTTGGTCCAAGTGATTGTGTTGCAGGCACCAGCTACAAACAGATTGTTGGTGACCGTCACTGACGATGATGCAATAGACTCGGTAAAATCTTCGGCAACCGCCGTAACCTTGTACGAGTTGGTTGTGTCAATCGTCGGGCTGCTAAGCTGAAATCTGCCAGTCTTGCCAATCGAAATGCGGAATCCGCTTGTTGATGACAACAGATCAATCAACGATCCAGTTGGCGTAGCGGAAACACGAAAGGTCGTAGCCGTAGGATTGCGAACGTAATAAGTGGTGCCAGCGGTTAGCCCAGAAGGCACTACGTTGAATCCAGCGTTGTTGAAAATAACTGGGCACTGGTCGGCAAGATTGTGAGTGCCACCAAGCGTGGTAATGAGTTCAGTTCCAGCATCGCCGCTGCAAGTCCAATCAGCCAGCGCATCGCCGGTAGTGTTGAAGTTGACATCTTGTCCACCATCATAGGTTTTGATGGTTAGCTGCGTTGGAAGCCCAGCCTGCGCACTTTCTTGAATGACATAAAACTTGTCGTTGATGAAGTTCCAACGGCAATCGTAGATATAAACGGTGTCGTTTTTGGCAAACCCATGATCGCTGGTAAACTCAAACACAACGCGATCATTGCTGTTGGTTACCGTGTTGTCCCACCTGCGAGCCAAGTTGATCTCAATAGATCCGCCGCGAGTTGGCGTGACGCTGAGTCCAGTTGGCGTGGTAACGCCAGCCTGAAAGGTCATCTGCTCAAGCAAGAACTTGGTCGCGGATACACGGCGCAGTTCGTGAACAGGGTATTCAGGATGGACAAAGGTAACGATGTCGTTGGATTGCGCGTGATGAATGTCAAAAATATGCGCTTCAATGTATGGCGTTGGAATCTCGTATTCGCCAGTTGACGGTTGCAAGTACCAGAACGCGGAGCTGGTAGGCGTAGGGCTGGTTACTGGATCGGAATACGCAAGGCCCTGCACATCACGAAAGTAGTACGCACGCTCGTTTGGTGCGGTGCCAGCTCGAGCAAGGTCGCCGCGTTCATATGCGTAGTAGCCGTTGCAGTTGCCGCCGGAGTTTCCAAAATCAAAAGCCGATCCGCCAATGGTTTCAGATATTTGAAACGTGCCAGAAGCAGCTCCAATAACATAGAAAATGCGGTTGGCGGCTATTTCGGATGGCAAGTTTGCGCCAGTGAAAAACACCTTGTCGTTGTTGGCCAGCGGATGGCTTGCCCAGTTGACGATGTTTGTGCTGCCCGTGAACGTAACTGCTGCGCTTGGAGTCTTGTATGCGCTGATCGTGCCGATTGTGGGGGAAAGCAGCGTTGCGCCCTGCGTGTGAAAGCGCATGTAACCTTCGGCGTTTGGGCTATCGCTGCGCACGCCAAGCTCAAGAACCAGCGTCTGCGTCGTGTTGTAGGTGAACGGGATCAACCTCGACTTGCGCTGGCTGGTCTTGGTCTCGCGCACAAAGCGCGTGCCCGGCCTATTGAGCGCAGGCCCCTGCGGCTTCACGATGAAGTTGCGCAGGGTCGCGGCACCGGATTGGTACTTCGCGTCATCAATGCGCCCGAACATCTCGGGGCTGATTTCGCCGCCAGCGAACGAACGAGTGTAGACGCGAGTGTTGGGCATCTTACCTACCGGACATCCACGGGGTTACTTGCTCGGGCTTGATGTTGCGCTGCTGGCTGTCCTGCGACTCAGCCTTGCCGAGATACGCAGCCATCATTGCCTGACAACGCTTGCCTTCAGCCGCGCCGACATCGCCCTTGAGGATCGGGCCAGCCAACATGCTGGCAAGGTGCCACGACAAGGCCATGGTGAACAGCGGCGTGAACTTGGTGGTGTCCGTGACCAGCGCGTTGTAGCGCAGCACGGCATCCTTCTGATCCGTGTAGAGGATCTTGTATCCGTACTCGTCCACCTCGACCGTGTACGGCTGCGGGACGTACTGACCAGCAGCCACCATGGGTGCCGTGTAGAACTGCGCGTTCTGCGGCGCATAGGTTGTGCTGTAGTCATCCGAGGCGTTGGGCGGCAACACCGAGAGGACCGTGTTCACGTCGCAGGGAAGGACGTATGCGTAGTCCCATTCGGTGAGCGTGTTGGTGACTGACACCAAGTCCTTGCGCTTGCTGGCAAACGACCAGCTACGCATCTCAAGCAGCGAGTCGCGGGCAACTGGGTAGAACCTTGCGCAGTGCGATGCCTGCACGCTGCCGTCAGGCGGGTCGATGCTGGTGATGTTGGCCGACTCGCCAAGGTGCGACAGCGCGAGGTTGCAAATCTCGATGACCTTGGACTTGTCGGTGTTGGGCAAGGCGCAGTTGGCCACGTCTACAAAAGCATCCGCGGCAAGCTCGCCATTGATGGCCTCGCCAGTGCCGTTGAAGTGCAGCGGGTCACTGCCGATCAGCGTTTGCACATACTGACTGCTGTCGGGGAACAACCGCGGGCTGCTGTTGGTGTCGATGGTCGCGGCAAAGCCATCCTTGGCGGCGAAGTCAATGATGGCCGCGTTCACCAAGCCCTCGGTGTCGCCAACGATGGTCTGGCCATAGAAGGTGCCGGTCAGCTCCCAAGGGTTCTTGGGGATGCCTGCGTGGACCGCAGGGATGCGCTTGGGACTTGAGTAGGGGCTGAGTCCTGCGTCGTGGATGACGTTGCGCAGCCAGTCGTAGAACGTGTTGAGGGTCTTGGAATACATCTCCCGACCGGCCTCAACGATGGCATCGCCCTCGCCTTGGAAGCCAACGATGCCCAGCACCTTCAACTGCTTGGCGCTACCCTCGGCCTGCAACGCGGCAGGCGCGATGACCTCGAGCATCTTCTTCAGGCGGACAGCGTTGCCGTCGGGATCGCTCGGGGTCCAGTCGAGGTACTTGTTGTAGTCCCACCAGCCGATCTCGCCGGGGAAGCCAAAGTAGTTCTGGCTGTTGCGGAAGATTTGAGCAGAGCTGTTGATGCCCAAATGGATGATGTTGACACGCTTGCCGATGGCGTTGGCGACACGCCAAGCGAACTCAACCATGGCACCAAAGCGGTGGTGGATCTGGTTGATGACTCGCGTGACCAAGGCGCTGCCGTGGCTGGTCTTGTGCAGCGAAGGCGGGCTATACATGCGGCTGGTGCCGCTGCCTGCGCCCGTGAAGTTGATGGGCGTTCCTGCGCCGTCCTTCAGCGTGATCTGGTTGGAGCCGTGCTTGGCCTCAACGTAGTAGACGGTGTCAAAGGACAAGCCCGTAGGCAGCGTGCTGCCGCTGACTTGCTGGAAGATGACCGCGTCATCCACCGCGAGACTGTCCGCGGATAGGGTCACGCGCTCGTTGGTATCGTCGAACGCGACGGTGTCGTACTGGCGCACCGTAACGGTGGGCGAGCTGTAGCTGCGGAAGTTGATGGCCTCGAGGTCGATGTAGCTGCCGCTGCCGCCGGAAGGCGTGACGCTGTGGACACGCCAGAAGCCGTTGGGGTTCAGCTCGCCTGAGTTGTGCTGAAAGGCCAGCAGGCTGACCAT